ATATAAGAAGGAATTGAATGTACACTATAACTGAGCTACACGCAAAACTTACTAAAAAGGGTGTTATAAAATCATCCCGACCATACCTATCCCGATTAGCATCGGAAGGTAAGTTACCATATGTTGAAATTGATGGTAAAAAGATGTTCAAATTCAAAGAAGTAAAGAAAGCATTAGCAGAGTTGAATCAGAAGATGCCAAACGGTGATAAGTACAACCCCGTTGATAAAGATGGCAAGGTTAAGACGATCAATTCCACTAAAGTGTTTCTCCAAGAATATCAAGGAATGAACGCCAAACAGAAGTTTGACATTGAAGCCGGTCTATTGGTATATCGTGATGAGGTTGAAAGAAAAGCTTTCACTGTAGTTAGAGTTTTACGTGATCAGTTGTTAGCAATGCCTGAGAGAATAACAGCAGAGATAATGGGTAGTGCAAATGTTAAAGAGGGTAAGGAACTTTTTTACAAAGAGTTGAATCAAGTGTTGGAATATTTAAGTAGTGAAAAGGTTTTGTATGAGTAAAGTGGTCAGGATGATCAACCCTCTCATTGCCGGTATTATGAACGCCCTTAAACCTGATCCAAGACAGAGTGTTTCAGAGTGGTCAGATGCTAATCGTATCTTAACCACTGAAGCATCAGCAGAAGCAGGTAAGTACCGGACTTCACGTACACCCTATGCAAGAGAGATAATGGACTCATGTTCACCAATGTCACCATGCAACCAAGTAAAGGTGATGAAGGGTACACAGATAGCCATGTCAACAGTAGGTGACAACATCATGTTGACATATCTCGATCTGTACCCATGCCCTATCCTCTACATAGTACCAACAGAAACACTTGCCAAAGGTACAAGCACAAGACGTTTCACCCCTGCCATTAGAGCCATACCACATTTAAGAGCAAAGGTGTTGGGCGGTAAGAGTAAGGATGAAATAGGTAATATGTTTACTAAGAACGTTGCCGGTGGCGGTGTAACACTAGGATGGTCAAACTCAACCTCATCATTTAGATCATTCTCTGCAAGGGTGGTCATATTAGATGATGTTGACGGGTTTGGTGAGTTTGGTGAGGGTAATGTAATGACTCTTGGTAAAGCAAGATCCGATGCGTTCTCCAACAAAATGATATTTATAAACTCAACCCCAACTATTGAAGGTAACTCTAATATAGAAAAAGAGTATGAGGACAGTGATCAAAGAGAATATTTTATGCCATGCCCTGAATGTAATGAGCTTATAAACTTTGAGTGGGAAAACTTTGAATTTACTCATGTCAACTACGAGTTGACAAGTGTTGTCAAGTATAGTTGTAAACACTGTGGTACATTGATACCGGAGTATAAGAAAACATGGATGATGAAAGAAGAGAACGGTGCTATGTGGATTCCTCAGAATGAGGGTCACATACATAGAGGTTATTTGATACCTTCCTTCTTGTCTCCTGTCGGATGGTTATCGTGGGGTGACATTGCAAGAGAGTTCCTAAAGGCAACAAAGATCATGAAGCGTGGTGATTCACGCATGATGCAAACATGGGTTAACACAAGACAGGCACGACCATTCATGGTTCAGTTAGATGGTGTTGACATTACTAATCCAAGTGAGAGAATTGAAGAGTATGGTGCTGAAGTGCCTGATGAGGTTATGTTATTGACAGCAGGTATTGACACTCAGGATGACAGAGTTGAGGTTTTGGTCTTAGGTCATGGTCATAACGGAAACCTCTTTGTGATAGACTACAAGGTGATTGCAGGGGATTTTCAATACGATGCAACTAAGAAAGAACTTGACAACTATCTTGTCAACAGGGTTTACACTAGGGTTGACGGCTTTAAGATGAAAGTGCTTGGTTCATCAATAGACACCGGTGGTCACAGGACTAAGGCTGTTTATGAATATGTTAAGCACAGACTGCCTAATAAGATCTTTGGGATCAAGGGGGCATCAACACTAAACGCACCTGTAGTGAACAAGCAGTTAAAGAACCTTACAATGAATGACAGCAACCTTTTCATCATAGGAACTACGACAATTAAAGATGATTTCTATGCACGATTGGGGATTACTGAACGTGGTTATAACTATGTCCATTTTCCTACGCTTGACATAATTGATGATAAGTTTTTTAAGATGTTGACAGCAGAGAAGCGTGATGAAAAAGGTAAGTATATAAAAGTGAGAACAAGGAATGAGGCGATTGACTGTATGGTATATGCTATTGCCACCCTCACTATATTGGACATTAAGGTTGATGAAATATCTAAACCAATATTGTATATAGGTGAACATCTAAAACCTAAGCAAGTTGAAAACAAGAAACCACAAGCAAGAGATAAGTGGTTAGATGAATATTAACTGTCACCAATATAGGTTAGGAATTTATCAGTATCACAACAATACTCTGCAATATCCACTGATGCACAATGTTTTATATACCTGTCTTTAAATGCCACTGCATCTTCGGGGTTTTCAAAATATCTACTCTCACCGTCAGGTTGAGAAGGTGTCTTTTCGTTTCCATAAAAAAACACTTTATAAACATTAGGGAACACTTCATCTAAGTCACATATTTTCTGTACTACTTCATTCATTACATATCCTTTTTTTTAAAAACAAGCACCTGTTCATCGGTGTTTTTATTATTTTGTATCAGTATAATGCGGTTAATATTCTTAAGAGAAAAGCTGTCAATATGGACAAAACCTTCATGCTCAATAATTAACTGCATATCATCCAACAGTGCGTACCCTTTTATGTTTTTAATATTGAGTAGGAAGTTACCATCTTTAACTAAATACTTTTTAATATTTTTAACAGTGGGTTTCCAATAATGTTCTAACCATTCCTCATAAGTAGTGTTGTTAGATATTGATTGACCATCACCTGCAATGCCATATTTTTCTAATGTGAAATATGGTGGGGAGCTAAATGCTAAACCCATCGTATTTTTCCATTCTTTTACATACACCTCACTTCCTTGAGATGTACATTCTGTATTTTCTTTGTATAGTTTAGACATCTTATTTAGTTTTTTAACCAACGGTTTGTTTGGGTCAACTCCAAAATAATTAACGTCATTGCTTAAAGATGCCAATAATCTAACCCCCCAACCACATGAAAAATCAAAATAATTATCATTGGTGTTGTATTTGTCAATAATTAACTTTGCTTCTTTGTAGGGGAAGTTTGATAGTTTTGATGCTGTTCCTGAAGGACTTAGCCTGAACACAGCTTTAATATTTTTAATATCTGTGTAGTGTGTTGGGAAAACTTTTGGAAAAGCTTTCATCTTAGCATATGCAAACCTAATTAAATCATTACTTTGTATAAATTCCTTAATACTCCATGACTGTGTTGATAGTTTACATTCTGCCATTAGTTCATAAAAAAAATAATTGTATGTGTTTGGTATTTTAAGACCGTTTTTTTCATATAACCTAACCATTTCTTTTTTAACATCTTCAATGTCACCTTTTTTGAAAAACATTTTACGAATTTTTTTACACTTTTTATCGCTTAAATCTGATTGGTGGTGTGTTGTTGTGAATGTTTTACCAAGATGTTGTATGTATTTTTTACTATTGTTCATTTTAACTCCTTTAATTTTTAAAAGTATAACTAAGATAAACTTTAATATATCTTAAAACCATCACCATTGAATATATTAATTAATATGATATAATAGTGCTAAAAGGATTTCTATGGCAGTGCAGTTATTAACGTATGGTGAGAAATTAGCTCAGATACAAACAGGTATAACAACTATTATGGAAGGTGGTCAACGCTATGAATTAGGTGGGCGTGTCTTTTGGAGAGCAGACCTTGAACAGCTACGTGGCATGGAGAAAGATGCACAAGCTAATTTAGATAAGTATGGTGATGTTCTTCCTAATAGGACAGCACGTACAGGTAGAGCATTTGGAGTAAGTTTTGGGTAGATTACAAAGAATAAAAGATTGGTTTTTTCCTCAACCAAAAACACGGGCTTTCTATGAAGGTGGTAAAAAGACAGATGCCAACCGTGATTTTTGGAACGCTAACAGCAGTTTTGAACAAACAGCTACAGTAGATAGAGACACACTTAGGGCAAGGGCAAGATGGCTCTTTGCAAATAACCCAATCATGGCTAATATTGACGGTGCTATTGTTGACAATGTTATTGGTCAAGGTATCACACTGCAAAGTAGGATTGGTAAGAAGAAACTTGATGATGATATAGAAAGACGTTGGAAAATATGGTCAGAGGATAAACTCTTATGTGACAGCATGGGTAAAATGAACTTTGCTGATATTCAGCGTGTGCTTTTAGGTACTCGTATGGTTGATGGTGAGGTTTATATTTACAAACGATTCACTAAGGAAGGGTTGCAGTTACAGGTTATTGAAGCCGATGCCTTAGATGGTGGTGAAGATAACGGTGTAGAGAAAACTCCTGATGGTAAAATCAAGGCATATCGCTTTAAAGTGGCTGATGAAAATGGTAATTATACAAGCCAAACTATGTCAATACCGGCTGAATACATTATAAACTACTATAAAACAGAGAGATTTTCACAAGATCGTGGTGTTAGTGAGTATAAACAATCTATTATTGATATAAAGAATTTCTCAGGCTTCCAATCAGCAACCATCATGGGTGCAAGGGCAAGAGCTTCCATTGCATACACAGTCAAAGCAGACCTTGATCCTTCATCTACCGGTGTTACTAAAGAGGACTTGAAATTACAAGAGATCAACGGCTTGATGGTGTATTATCTACAAAAGGGTGAATCCATTGATAAACAAGCACCGCAAGGGGCATCTGATGATTATAAAGCTTTTACAGAAACCACTATCCGGTTAATCGCTACAGCACGTAGGGTGTCATATGAATTGGCGTTTAAAGATTACTCTAAAGTGAACTTTGCTTCATCAAGAGCCTCTTTGATTCAAGACAACTATCGTTTTGATGCTGAACAAAAACATTTTATATCGTATGTTCTTAATGATATTTACTCTACTTGGTTAGAAGTTGAGATATTAAGAGGGATGATTAAAATACCGGCTGTTAAATTCATGACAGATAAGACAGAGTTCTTAAAACAAAAATGGATTAAACCTAAACGTTCATGGGTTGACCCTCTTAAAGACCTATTAGCCACTGAAAAAGAGATTGCTATGAACCTCACTACTCAAACGGATGAGGCAATGGCTCAGGGTAAAGACTTTGAAGAGATCTTATTGCAGAAGAAACATGAAATGGAACTATTGAAAGAACATGGATTGTGGGTTGAACCGGAAACTAAAGATAATACCTCTCCTACTCAGGATATGGCAGATGCTAGAATCATGATAGAAGAACTTGGTGAGAGGCTTGAACAATTAGAAGCTCAAAATAGACAGTCTTGATTATATTAAATAATATGATATAATTAGGAGTAAAGGAATATTATGGAAAAGCGAAATGCCCTCTTAGGTGAGGTTCATTACAGACAGGCAACTGTTAGGTTGAAGAATCCATCTACAGAAGATAAACCAAATACCCACACATTTACTATTGTTTCAGAAGATAACGGTGGTATGCGTTATGATTGGTATTCCGGTGAGTCCTATGTTGAGGAACTTAGCATTGAAGGTGCTTCATTTGAAAGCCTTAGAACATTCTTCAAAAATCACAATCGTGATATAGATAGTGCCATTGGTCGGATTGAAGAAACACGTGTGGATGGTGGCACTATCGTGAGTGATGTTTGGTTTGGATCAGGGGTAGATGAGCAAAATATCTATCGTAAATATACAGAGAATATTCTCACAGATGTATCTATTGGTTATCAGATTAACAAATACGAGGTGGAAGAACGTGACGGTGAACCGGATCTCGTTACCATTATTGACTATGAAATTTTTGAATTATCAGCAGTTGGTATAGGTTTCGATAAGGGTGCAAAGAAGCGTGAGGTGATCTTCTTAGAAGATGAATCAGAAGTGTTGGCAAGAGTTGAAGAACTTGAAGCCTTTTATGGTATTTCACACAAGGAGTAGAACATGACACTAAAAGAGAGATTAGCAAAGCTTGAAGCGATTGCTAAAGAGAAGAGAACGGTAGAGCAAGAATCAGACCTTACACAAGTACGTGCTGACATTGCTAAAGAAGATAAGCTCAGAGCAGACAAAGATGAAGCTGATAGAAAAGCTTTTGAACTGATGAAAACTGAAAATGCAGAGCTTAAAAGAGTTGCAGAGATCAAAGACATGGCTACACTTTACAGTGCTAGTGATGAGGTTCGTGATTTAGCAGTTGGTGATAAAACACAAACGGCTCACACCTTTGCAAGAGCGATACTTGATGCTAAGGCAAAAGAAACTGAGTCTATCAGAGTTGGCACTACTCCAAACAGAGAAGCTATGGTGCGTCAACTTGAAGATGTAGTTGCAAGTAGAATGGGTGTTGCAGTTGACCTTAAAGATAATAAATTTAGATCAGCAGGTTTCTCTGATATTGCAAGAGCAATTACAGGTGATACAGCAAACTATGCTATGTCAACTATGGATGTTGCAAACAGAGCTATGAGTACATCTGACTTCCCACTTCTATTACTAGAAGCAGGTAACAGAAAAATCATTGCAGACTTTGATGCTGAAGAACATACATATAAGCAATGGATTCAAGAGGAAGACGTTAGAGACTTCAGAGAAAACACAGACATTACAACACAGACAGCAGGTGGTAAACTTGACAAAGTGCTTGAAAATGGCGAGTTAAAAGAAGTTGAAATCGGTGAAGGTGCTGAAAGATGGTTTATTGATACTTACGGTAACAAGTTTACAGTCACTCGTAAGATGATTATCAATGACGATTTAAATGCGTTTACAGGTATGATCAATAACCTTACAGAGCGTTCAGGAAACTTGGCAAACGGTATGGTTTATGACCTACTTAGAAAACAAGGGTCAGGTGCAGGTTACTTAATGGCTGATGGGAAATCAATCCTTCACGCAGATCACAGCAACCTTGCAACAGATGCGTTTGATGAAGCAGGTTCGGCACTAGAAGCAGGTATTCTTGCTATGGGTAGTCACTTGTTAGCAAATGCTAATACAAGAGCGAATATCTCTCCGGCATACTTACATATTCCTGTTGAACTTGCTAAAAAAGCAAGAGTGTTACTTGGATCTATGTCAAGTACGGTTTCTGAGAAAAACTCAGGTGTGGTTAACCCATATGCAAACATCGTTCAACCGATTGTTTCAGGTGAGCTTACAGGTACGGAATGGTATTTAACTGCAAACAAAAGAACTATCAAGGCAGGTTATCTTGCAGGTACAGGTCGTAGACCATTACTTCAAGTTGACAGAAACGCATTGTCAAACACTTCATTTGAAGGTATCTTTGACTTTGGTGTTATGGCACAAGACTATCGTGGTATCTATCAAGGTAACGTGTAAGTTTGAGTGAGTCTTTTGACTCATTCTTAAATATATTTTTAAAAGGATAAAAAATGGCTAAAACAGCAGTTAAAGTTCAATTAGGTGACGTTGTAAATATCGTTGCAGATGCAGACTATAATGTAGGTGATCCGATTGATTTCGGTGTAAGAGTTGGTATTGCATCAGCAGACGTTGTTTCAGGTGGTGATGTAGCACTTCAAATTGAAGGTGTGTTTCAGTTCACAGCAGTAACAGCGAATACAATCGCACTTGGTGATAAAATCTATCTTGATAATGTCGGTGGTATTGAAGCTACAACCACTTTAACGGATAACCAAATTATCGGTTATGCGGTAACAGAAAAAGCAGGTGCAGTAGCAGGAACAGTAAACGTAAAACTAGGAGCATAAGATGGCTAAAGTTAAGTTTATTGCAACTACGCTCACAAGCAAAGGTCGTTTCGGGAAGGGTGATACTTCTAATCTGTTCTCAGATGAAGAAGCAAAGGAGTTACAAAGGCTTAGTTCTGTTGAGAGTCCTACACCCACCGTGAAGAAAGCTGAAGTAAAGAAAAAGCCTAAAGCTAAAAAAGAAACAAAAAAGTAGTGACATATGAATTTTAAAGAACACATTAAAGCAGATTTAGAAGTGTTCTTTAATACTGATGAATTTGCACAAGAGGTGAAATATTATCTTGGTACAAGGTCAACTAAAGTCACTGTTCAATTTTTTGATCAAGAGAGTGAGCTTGGTGATTCAATGATGAGGAAGATAATTTTTAAAAAAGAGGATCTTCCAAATATCTCAAAAGATGGTTCTTTCTTGATTGATACTATAAAATATGGTATCATTGATTTTAGACCGGATGAAGAGAACTTGCTTATGCAAGTCATATTACAGAAAGCGATGAGGTAAAGAAATGAGTGACACGATGTACTGTACAGAAGCAGAAGTAAAAGAGATATTGTTAGGACTTGCAAAAGAAACCGATGAAGCACCTTTTGTTTTTGTGGCTTTTAGAGAACAGAAATCACGATCTTTACAGAGACAGGTCACATTTGTGATCCAAACAAAAGAGGGCAATGAAGCACTTATCAATAAGGTTATCAAAGCATCGTCTATGGATGGTATGGCATTTAGGTTTCTAAAGTCAGACATTAATATTCAAGATGGGAATTTTGCAGTTGATTATATCTTTGTTGAAGCAGACATTTCCCCAAATTTAATGAAGGTATAGAATTATGGCTAAATCTAGTATTTTTACAGGTGGTGGTAAACTTTACTACCAAAAGCTAAATGGTGATGGCTCTTATGAACCAATCATGTATTTTGGTAAGACTGATGGTATTTCCTTTGCTACAACAGTAGAATGGAAAGAGCATTTTAACTCTGAGGGTTGTACTCCACTTTTGGATGCAAAATATCCTTCTAAAAAGTCAGCAGAGATCAAATTTGACACCTCTGAGATCACGCTTGAAATGCAAAACAAAGCGTTCTTAGGTAATGTTATAGCTACTGATCAAATTATTGCTACAGCAGAAGCAATAGTAGTTGCAGGTGCGTTGGTTAAAGAAGGATCTATTGTTGATTGTGGTTATTATAATACAACAATCCTTGTAGTTGAAGATGAGACAGACGCAATAGAATATGTCTTGGGTGATGATTACACTTTCGATGCTAAATCGGGGTATATTACGATCATTCCATTGGCTGACGGTGGGGCTATTACAACAGGTGATATTCTTCACTTAACTGTAACTGCACCGGCTATTACAATGAATACTTCAGCAACAATGAAAAATTCAGCATTGCTAGGTAGATTTGTTGTGATCACAAGCTCACAGACAGGTAACAACTACAAATACATCTTTAAAAATGTATCTGTTACACAAGACGGTGAGTTCATGCTTAAAGGTGAAGAAATCGGTAAACTGTCATTCTCAGGTTCAGCTATGGTTGACTCTGTTGATAACGGTGTAATGTCAGATTATCTTGACATTGTTGAATTAGACTCTTCTGAGTGTTAATTCCAAACTCCCTCTTTATTGAGGGAGACTTCTTGAATTTATTATATAGGTATTAAGTTGAAAAAGTTTCCTATAAAGAAAATGACTGTTGAGGTTGAAGCGTTGGGTGGTGAGATAACAATCACTGAATTGACACAAGAATATCGAGTAGAATGTAATGAGGATCAATTATATGATACTCCTATGAATGGGTTACTCAATGCCGGACTCACACAAGAACAGATCAATAAGCTTGGTCAAAACACCGTCACTGCTCTTTATGAAGAGGTGATTGATCTGACCTATCCAAATGCAAGGGAAGAGTTGGAAAAACTTATAAAAGACGGCACATATAAAGAACCAACCAAAGAAGAGATAGAAGAGTCAAAAAAAAACTCCTAAGTGATGTTGCAACGCTTATAAAACACGGACATTCTGAGGCATACACGTATGGTGTGTCATTCTTCTACATAGCACTTGAACAGATAGAAGATGAGAAGCGTGAAGCCATCCAACACAATGCCATTGCTACAAGAGGGTCAAAATCAGAGAAGCTTGAAGAGTTTTTAAAGCTCTTTGATAAAAAGAAGAAACAAGATAAGGTCAGTGACCACGAATCCAATCTTGCTATGTTAAGTAAGAAACTATGATATAATATTGATTAATATTGAAAAAGGTGGATTATGACTGATACTGATATTCAGATAAAAATTGATGCTGTCTCAGCAGATGCTTCAAGGGAAATAAAAAAACTCACCCGTGACATTGACAAAATGAATAAGACTATCGCTAGGGGTGGTCGTGCCAATGTTGGTCAAGTTGGTCAAATGACACGTAGTTTTAAGTCACTTACTGCACACGTTTCCAAATTAGCATTGATCTATGGATCATTTCACACTTTACTCACAAGCACAGTTATTACAGCCAAATTTGAAGAATCAATTAAGAAGCTTGGTGTTTTTTCAGGAACTACAGCAGTAGAACTAGAGGAACTTGAAACCAAAGCTAAAGAGTTGGGTGAATCAACAGTATTCTCAGCATCACAAGTAGCTGAAGGGATGAATGAAATGGCTCTTGCCGGTCTTAAATCCGGTGAAATGCTCGATGGTATTGGTGACATTTTAAACCTTGCACAAGTGGGTATGTTAGATCTTAAAACGGCATCTGATTTTGCTGTTACTTCTATGAAAGCGTTTAATCTCGAATCTAAAGATATTGGTGATATTACAGATGCTTTGGCGAAAGCTTCAACAATATCTGCAACGAATGTTACTCAGTTGGGTCAAGCACTCTCTAAAGTTGGTCAAGTGGCAAATGCTTATAACGTAACCCTTGCTCAAACAGCGGGTGCGTTAGGTATTCTAGCCGATGCAGGTAGGCGTGGAACAGAAGCCGGTACTCAACTTAAAATTGTAATGCAACGTTTGGCAGGTAACAAGGAAGCACTCAAATACCTTGATGAGCTTGGTATTAGTATGTATGATGCAAATAATAACCTCTTACCATTTACAAAGCAGTTGTCAATAGTTAGTGAGAGGCTTTCAGGCATGAGTGAGAAAGCACGAAACATTAAGCTCTCACAAATATTTGGTTCTGAGGCATCCGCATCCGCCATTGCACTTACCAATAATTACGATAAATTGCTTGAAAAGATCAAAGAAATTGAAACAGCTATGGTTAATGACTTTGCTACAACTTCTGCAAAAGAAATGGTTGATACCTTAATTGGGTCATATAAAAACCTCACTTCAGCATTGGAAGGTCTTGCAATCAAGATAATGAGTGAGCTTACACCGGCTTTACGGACAATGTTGGGTTCATGGACTGAAATGGTAAGAGGGATGGATGACGATGCTATTTATGACTTTGCTGAGAGTATTGGGTTTGTTGTTGAATCAATAACCACCCTAACATCGGTGATGAGTTCTTTAGCTAGTGTTTCAGTTGGTATGTTACAAGATAATCAAAACCTTGCTAAAGGTGTTGGTATATTGGGTGTTGCATTAAAGTTGATGGGTAAAGAATTACGGGCAATGTTTGCAACATTGATGATGAACCCTGTTTATGCAGGTTTAGCGGGTGTCATTGCTTTAACACTTTTCTACACAGATGCCATTGAAAATCAAAGCAGGGCAATTAAGAAACAACTAGAATTAGAAACAGAGCGTGGTAAAAGTTTTTCAAAAACAGTTAATTTAATAGTAGATGCGACAGATCGTGAAACCGGTGCTATTGGTAAATCAAATTATGAAAGAGCTAGATTAGCATCAAGTGTGGCGAGTGTTTTATCAAAGTTACGTGAAGAGGAAAGGGTTTTAAAACAAGGGTCATTAACTACTCAACAGTTTGCTGATAAAAAAGAAACCTTGCGTATGCAAATTGAATCATTGGATGCACAATTAGTTAAGATCGGGGGGTCTTGGGAAAAAGAATCCAAACTCATAGAGGAAATAACAAACAAACAGATTGTTCTCAATGAAGTAACTGAAGATGCTTTAAAAAATTATGGTAAGTTTGAAACCTTTGCTCAAAAAAGATATAGTGCAGTTGCTAAAGTTATTGACAAGTTAGAGAAAAAAGAAGAAAAGTTACGTGATAAAGTTAAAACGTTAGAACAAGACAAACTTGATATTTTTAAAGACTATGCTGATAAAAGAGCAAGTTTAAATGAAGAATATGACAAATTACTTTACAATGCACGCACAAAAGATTTGGGCGAACATGAAAAATACTTAGCTGATAAACAAAGAGCCACAGAGTTAATAACAAAAGCTAATCAAGCATTGGAAAAAGGTAATATTGATGAGGCAAGTAGGTATTATGGTGAAGCTAAATCGTTAGCTACGTCCTTTGCCGGAACTGTCATTGAACAAGAGAAGAAAAAGAAAGATGCCACTAAGAATACGTTTAGAGAAATGGGGGGATTCTCATCTTCTTTTGCAAACGAAGTAGTTGGTGATAATAAAAAAGTCTTAGCCTCTTCTAAGCAGACATTTACTGAAGCTGAGAAGATCTATAAATTAACTAAAGCCGGTGAAGGGGCTGTGTTAGAGAAGAAAAAACAAGCTGAAATTGAAGCAAATGCTGAAAAAATGAAGTTTGTTCAGATGGAGTTGAAAGCTGTCTTAGCTCAAATTGAGTCACAGGAAGCGTTGGCTAAGTCTATAGAAAACATGGCTAAGGTTTGGGCAGGTAAGATTGGGGATTTTGACAGCATTAAAGTTTTTGATACAGCTAAAAAACAACTACGTGATCTCATAGCTGAAGCAAGTGGTGCTGAGATAAACATTAAAGCAAAGATTGAAGCACCTGAAACAAGTGACTTTGAAGCTCAAATTAAAGCAATGGAAGATAGATATGTTCCAACCTTTAAAGCAAAAGTAGAAGTTGATGGTGATTCATTAAAAGATACTGAAAAAGAGATTGAAAACAAAGATATAACGGCAGAGGTTGAGTATGAGCCAAAACTAGATAAGATTGATCAGTTAAAACTGAAACTTGAAAAAGAAATTATCACAGCGGACATGATGGTAACTACAGAAAACGCTAAAGTATCTGTAAATGATGTGGTTAATTATACAGAAAGCCAAACACCTGAGTTTGATACAGATTCAAACACAGACCCCGTTGTTGTTTCTGTAAATAATATAGTATCTTGGATTAATCAACAATCAGCAAGTATTGATGTTTACACCAACTATCATGCTTCAGGTGGTGGTTATATACCTCAGCATTTAGCAGGGGGTGGTTCATTTGTTGGTTCAGGCATGGTTGCCGGTTATGATCCAACTGACAGCGACAGTGTGAACGCTAAATTAACCGGTGGTGAGTTTGTTGTTAAGCGTGAAGCAGTTGATGCTTATGGTGCAGGTTTACTATATGCTATAAATAGCATGAAATATCAAAAACCAATGGGTTATGCTGATGGTGGTCGGGTTGGTGCATCTGTTTCAAACATAGCACCGCAATTACAAATGCAACCTGTGACCATTAACTTTGGGGGTAGTAGTGTTTCTGCTCAAATGTCTCCTGAGCAAGTAATGGAAGCATTGCAAATGGGTTTAAATACTTATGGGGGTGAATAAATGACTAAAAAAGTTAAAAAGATTGGTGACATTGTTCTTTATAAACCATTGTTTGTAAAAGAATTCAATGAACCTAATGAATTAATGGGTGAAATGATAATGAGTGCTGATGGTACGCACATTGCATATTCAGCAGACATACACACACCGTATATAACGCTTGAAACACGTTCAGACAGCGGTTGGCTTAATGAGGCTAATGTGAGTGCTTTAAAGGCTATTTGGGGTGATATAACCTCTATAACAATTACATATGATGATGATACTACTGATACAGTAAGGACGGCACATGAGAAACAACCCGTTTATGCTGAAACGTCTTTAGGTGCTTGTTATTATAATGTTATAATACCACTAGCGAAGGTTTCATAAATGATTACATATCATAAAGCAGTAAGCGATCTTGGTGGTGCGATTGGTGATGAAATATCATCAGGTGTGGTAAATGAAGTATTACCTGAAATAAGTTTGGCGAACCAAAGTTCCGGTGCAACTATTTCACGGAAGTTTTACATCGCAAATTCAGGTGCAACGGATGTGGCTATTTCATCATTGTCATTAAGCACTTCAACGGTGTTTACATCAATCTTGTTTGAAAGTACAGGTGATGCACAGGTGGTTGGTGATCTTACAGGTTCAGAGGTAGATGAAAGTCCAATAGCCGTTGTTATCCCTGCAAGTGGACACAAGTCGTTTTGGGTTCAGGTTGATGTTCCAACATCTTCAACAAAAACAGAAGCATACAATCGTGCTGATGTTAAAACAATTTATTAAGGATTTAATATGTCAAACATGACTAACGCACATGAAAATCGAGAACTCGATGCAGTAACAGGGGTTACGAGTGATTTATCTGCAACTATGAGCATTGCACTATTTTCAGCAGATCCAACAGATGCAGGGTTGGTTACAAATGAACTATCAGGAAATGGATATGCAAGAGCATTGCTTACAGACATATTTTCAGCAAACACAGGAACGGATGGAGTCACATCAAACACGGCAACATTAACCCATGACACAGCATCAGGGGATTGGCTTCCTGTAACTCATATTGGGTATATGTTAGCAGATGTTGAGGGCGTTGCTGACATGGAAGTTGTTGTCGCATTGGGTTCTCCTATCACAAACCTAGACACCCAAGCGTTTACATGGGAAATAGGATCATTAACTGTAACGGCTAAGTAATGGCATTAACTGATAACCTCGTAGCCCATTATTTACTGAATAATAATACAGATGATTGTCATGGTTCTTATGATGCAGTAGCATATTTTGGTGCAACCTTTAAAGGTGATGTTGCAAACTTTGATGATACAAGCACCAATATGATTCAGACACCTGTTATAGCTCTTGGACATACATACACATTAAGTTTTTGGGTTAAGTTTAATACAATAGGCACTTACTCCACACCATTAGGTTCAAGTGCAGAAGATAAGCATTTGACCGTTACGGTGTACTCAGCAGGGGATATAAAGCTTTATGTGGGTAATGGTTCAGATTGGGGTACACTTGTAGGAAGTGCCACAGGGTTAATTACAACAGACACCCTTTACAATATACAAATTGTAGTTGATAATAAAAGTGCAAATATCTACATCAATAATGGAAGTAGTGTTGCAAGCGGAACACTTACTTATGACTTGGGTACAGAGGTATTAAACTTTGGTACTAGATATTCAGGTGCTTTGGCAGAACACTATATAGATGGCGTTATGTCAAATGTTAGAGTATATACAGATGCAAAAGATGCAACAGCTAGAACAGAAATATACGATGAGGGGTACTATCCAAAACCACTCACAGCACCAACCACAACAAACTTAATTGCACATTACCCACTCACAGGTACAGCAGAGGATATTGTTGGTGGGTATGATGGCGTTGAAACAAATGGTATGGGTTATTATTTAAGTGGAGTTCGTGGTTCTATTGGCTACCCAGATGGAGATAATGATTATATTGAATTAGGAACTATTAATACAGCTCACCCATTCCAACTTACAGGTAATTTTTCCATATCTTTTTGGGCTGGGATAGATTTAGCAGGTGACGATTATCAAAGGTTTATAGATAAATCAGATGGGGGTAGCGGTGCAAACGGTTGGGCAGTAACAGAAGCATTAGATAAGTTAGCCTTTTATTCAGGTGGCTCACTAATTTTATCTTCTACAACATCTTTAACATATACAGCACAGCATTGTGTTATTACTTATGACGGGGTAGATTTAAAGCTGTTTATAAACACCAATGCAGAGGGTTCAGTGGCATTTAGTGGTTGTCCATCAGTCGAAACAAACATGCGAATGTGTACATGGAATCACGATGTAGGTAGAGAACTAAAGGGGTTCTTTTGGAATGTTAGAATTTATGATGAAGCATTAGATGCACAAGAAAGAGAAGATATTTATAACTACGAAAATAACTTCCGTTCAATAGACATTGATGATGGACTTGTAGCGTTTTACCCACTTAAAAACAACTCAAAAGACAATTATTACAATGAGTATGATGCAACCGATAGTGCAGGAGTTTCTTATGATGGTGAGAAAGCAACCATTCCAACAGGTGACGACATAGCGTTTCCAAGTGCAACAGGTTTTGTTGAAGCATGGTATTGGAAAGATGATGTATTTTCAACTACAACTACAGAAGCAGACTTAAACGGTTTTGATAATTGTACTCTTAGAAATGTACGGAAATATAATAGAAGTTTAAGCACAGAAGAACAAGCGATCATTGAGCTGTATGAAACTCTTTTAGAAGGTGCGAGAGCAGATGCCATTCTTGAATTGTTGGCAACAGCATACCCTACTATCCACAATACTCCAAGAGCAGATGCAATATTGGAATTACTTGCAACAGGTGTTGGTGGGTTATCCCTTGCAGATACAAAGTTATTCTCTTTCGTGCAAAGTATACAATCAGCACAGGCAGAAACCAAATTTAGTTTTGTTCAAAGTATAGAGCAACCTAAAACGACAACTATTATTAAAAGGACAAACTCTTGACACAATTATTTAATATAAGCATAGATGGTACAGATGTGACAAGCAGGTTTGATAAAGGTAACATATCGGAAGAAATGAATCGCATCTATGACGTTGCTATTTTTACAATGGATAACAAAGCAAATATAATTGAAGAAAAAGAAGTTGTTATTAATTATGGATCAAAGACTTTTACGGGGTTTAT